ATGAAACTAACAGCTCGGCAAGTTGAAACAGTAAAACCCCAAGATAAAGATTTTAAGCTATCGGATGGCGGCGGTTTGTATCTGTTGATAAAGACAAACGGTTCTAAATATTGGAGATTAAAATACCGCATTGCAGGAAAAGAAAAACTGCTTGCTATTGGCACTTTTCCGCTTGTTACTTTGGCAGAAGCCAGAAAGAAACGTGATGAAGCGAAAAAAATGATAGCTGAGGGCATTGATCCCAATCAAGATAAAAAACAAAAGAAACTTGCGGCTCAGGGAGAAATCAATAACACCTTTGAGAGCATTGCACGTGAATGGTACGAACAGCGAAAGGACAGATGGTCAGTTGGTTATCGTATAGACATGATGAGTGCTTTTGAAAATGACGTCTTTCCTTATATTGGTCATCGGCCAATAACTGAAATCAAACCACTCGAACTGATGGAAGTTCTATCCAGAATGGAAAAACGGGGGCGCTACGGAGAAGTTAAAGAAAGTCCGTCAACGCTGTGGTGAAGTTTGGCGATACGCTATTATTACAGGTAGGGCTGAATATAATCCCGCTCCCGATCTTGCCAGTGCATTTATTCCCCACAAAAGAGAGCATTACCCCCATCTGAATGTTAATGAATTGCCTGAATTTTTAAAGTCTATTGATAAGCATATGGGTAGCCAAGTAGTTAGACATGCTTTGCGGATTCTAATTCTAACTGGATTGCGTCCGGGGGAATTAAGAAATCTTGAATGGAGTGAAGTTAATTTAGAAAAAAGAACAATAGAAATCTCTGCCGAAAGAATGAAAATGCGCAGACCGCATTGTGTGCCTTTATCTGCTCAGGTCGTGACTTTATTTCAACAGCTCATTCCAATTAGTGGTGATTATCAGTATGCATTTCCCAGCCGAACAAACTATAAAAAGCCTATTAGTGAAATGGCGATGAATGTCATGATGAAGCGTATGGGATATGGCGGCAGGGCGACAGGTCACGGATTCCGCCATGCTATGAGTACTATATTGCACGAGCAAGGCTATAACACTGCTTGGATTGAAATACAGCTTGCTCATGTTGATAAGAACAGCATTCGAGGGACTTACAATCACGCCCAATATCTGGATGGTCGCAGGGAAATGCTTCAATGGTATTCCGACTATATGGATACACTTGAATTAGATGAAAATGTGGCGCATGGCAAATTTATGAAACGTGCTTGATTGAATTATCTGAAAATAATCATTTACTATTAATACATAACTATTTATGGCTTCATATTAATCATAAATAGTTATCTTTGTAAACTGTAAGGCGTAATATCCTCTTTGTATGAAACGGATTACTATTCCTATGTGATGATCTCACATTGGAACTTCGCTTTAATTGTCCCTGTTCTAATAACGTCTAGAAAGATCAAATATAGATAAGCTAACAGGGAAAACCACAAGTCAATAATTACCACATCTAAAGAAAGTCTTATTCGTTTATCAGAAGTCCAACGTAGAATAGGTTACAGTAAGGCGTGGATTTATAGACTTATCGGAGAAGATAAATTCCCGAAACAAATCAAAATTGGCACTCGCTCAGTTGCTTTTCTTGAATCAGAAGTTGATGGTTGGATAGCTCAACGAATTTCTGAATCTCGCGGTGAAATGTAATAAGAAAATATATTTTCAGCATAATCAAAAAGCACAAAAATAAAAAAATCATGAATAATAAAAATACGGATAATAACCGTTACGGATATCCTTACGTCAAAAATCAGGAAAACGATATTTTAATTATCGAGACAGCAATTAGTTGGGCTGAAAAAGAAAAGGATAACATAACAGATGCTACCCTTAGCCTATTCTCTTTAAGAGAGGTAGTTAATCATTGGTCTTATTGTCGATTAGCTGACTATTGTTCAGATGATGCTTTTGCCTTGCGCTGGCGGCGTTTGATCTCACCCTTCATTGCAGCAACAATAAAACCAGCATTGCTTTCACCATTTATTTTAACCTGTTCCATATCTTCCATGACTTCATGTGGTATGCGAACAGTAGTCATTTGTGATTTTGCATTCTTCGCACCAGTTGCCATTACTGAATCCTCTGTGATTTGGTGTATTTCATTATACATAAAAAGTAAACCGGAAAAAGTATTGACGTTTATTTCACCCAAGGATAAAGTGAAATACACCTTGATGCTTTCAAGGCAGAAAACAACAACGCCCCGAAGTGCTACCAACACTATCGAGGCGTCTAACCACAACGTAAAGGAGACTTACGCAATGGCTGGCATACAGCATACCCAAACTCGCCCTAAATTTACATGCCTAATTCATTCCCAGCGCCTTATCATCATTCTGGCGGTTATTTCCTTCCTGAGATCCGTTTCCCGTCAGGAGGTGCGCCGTGGGTAAAAAAACTCTTTCATTAAAACAGGCAGAGTATCGCACTCAGTTAGCAGCCTCTGTTTTCACGTTTATTCTCGAAAAGTCACCGGAAGAATGCACCATTGAACTCAATAACCTGATCTTGCTGGCGCGTGATATTAATCAAGAAATACAGCAAGCATTGTTGAAACATACACCACAGCCCTTGTTGATGGCATTGTTAGGTTATGTGGTGAACAGACATCAGAACGCGATACCGTTAGATCAAGCTATGTATCGGGCAGGGCTAGCCATATCATTATTTGAGGTCATTCTTGACAAAATCGGCAGGGATTGTTCCGAAGAACTGCGCGATTTGCTCGCGCTGGCCTGTGATTTTAACCAAGACGTTTATTACGCACTGTGTGCGGCTGTCTATGGGGAGGAATAGATCATGAGTCATTCCTCTTCAAAACATACGGACAACCGCCCGATAAACGTTATCCGAACCGTGAAACAATCCGCCATGAATCACTGGCAAAGCCTATTGCCCGCCTGTGGTATTGACGTTCCGGCAAAAGGGAAGCATGGCGCTTGTCCGATATGCGGCGGTACTGACCGTTTTCACTTTATAGACGATAACCATCACGGCGATTGGCATTGTCGCCAGTGTGATCAGCCCAATCATGGTGATGGTCTGGATTTAGTGGCAAGAACTAAAGGTATCACTATTCTAACCGCTGCTAAGCAGGTTGCTGATGTGCTGGCAATGCCGTTACCTGAACTCAAACCAGTTAAAGAGCAGCCTCGAACAATGAAACCCATTGCGGAACGGATCGCGGTGCTGGTGGCAAAATCGATAAGGGGAGAATCTCAGTATCTGGCGAAAAAAGGGCTGCATTGCCCCAATCAGCGATTATTGCAGGATTCTCTATTGCTGGTAACGCAAACGCTGGACGGCACTATTACGGGTGCCCAGACCATCAAGCCAAACGGTGAAAAGTACCTTGTCTCCGGCACACGAAAGAAAGGGAGTGTTATTCCGGTATGTGAAATTGCCGGAATGCCAGACACCATAATCATTACCGAAGGTTATGCTACGGCGCTGACTATCCGCCAGTTACATAATGGCGCGGTGCTGGCTGCGATTGATGAAAGTAATTTACTGAATGTTGCTGGATTGGTCAGAAAGCAGTGGCCTGCATCGAAAATTATCCTTGCGGCTGACAATGACTGGCACGAGCCGGAAGAACGGGACAAAAACGGCAAGCTTAAAAAGCCGCCAAAACTATCAATGGCTGGGTAACGTTACCGCCAACGGAATATAAAGCCGACTGGGACGATTATCGTCAACGTCACGGTATAGAGGCAGCAAAGCAGGCATTCAGCAACGGGTTATATCAGATTGGGGAGAAAAAACTCATGGAAGCAGAAGCGGCAGTGATCCACGAAACGAAGCCCAAAAAGGCCACTAACAATCTGGCACAAATGGCAGCCAGTCAGCGCGGGGCATTATTGGTTGAGCATTACCAAAAAATTGCGGTACATGCTGAAAGCGAAGCCGTTTATCACTATAACGGCACGACATGGGAAACCCTTTCAGATAATGAGCTGCGTCGCGCAATGGTGGCAATCTTTGACCAGCACGACACCCCTTATAGCCCGAATGGTATCAATAACGCTATCTGTGCCATGAAATTACAAATTCTGGTTATTGGCGAACAACGGTCGGATTTAATCGGATTCAGCAATGGCGTGTATGCGTTATCGACACAACAATTTGCCCCTCACCAGTCGGAACATTGGCTCATAAACCATAATGGCATTGAGTTTACCCAGCCCACTATCGGCGAAAACTTGCCGGATCATGCTCCTGACTTTTATCGCTGGCTATCCCATGCGGCGGGGCAGAATGAAAACAAGATGAATCGCATCAAAGCTGCCTTGCTTATGATTTTGGCAAACCGTTATGACTGGCAGCTATTTATTGAAGTGACAGGCGAAGGTGGCAGCGGTAAAAGTGTGTTTACTTATATCGCGACCTTATTAGCAGGCGAACATAACACCGCCAGTGGCAATATGAGAGCGCTGGATGAAGCCAGAGGCCGTTATCAGTTTGTCGGCAAGAGCTTAATTACGCTGCCCGATCAGGTTAAATATGTGGGTGAAGGCGCAGGCATTAAGGCCATTACAGGCGGCGACCTGATTGAAGTTGACGGAAAATACGAGAAGCAATTTTCTACTATCATCAAAGCCGTGGTATTAGCCACCAATAACGAACCGATGAGCTTTACCGAACGCAATGGCGGTATTGCACGGCGGCGGGTGATATTCCCGTTTAATATTCCGGTCAAAGAGTCCGAGAAAGACCCACAATTGCCGGAGAAAATCAGTCGGGAACTGCCTGTAATTATTCGTCACTTGTTAAACGAATTTGCCGACCAGAATAAGGCTAAGAAACTACTACAGGCGCAACGCGACTCGAACGAAGCGTTAACGGTAAAGAGTCATTCCGATCCGCTGTATCGCTTTTGTGGTTATTTGGTGTCTGTCAATGATACAACTGGGATGAAGATGGGGAATAAAAATATCAGCCCACGGGCACCGCGTATTTATCTTTATCATGCCTATTTATCTTTTATGGAAGCGCACGAATTTGAACGGCCGTTAACCCTGACAAAATTTGGTGATTCAATCCCCAAGATTATGCAGGAATACCGGAAGGACTATCGAAAAGTCAGGACAAAGCAAGGTTATTCGTATAACGTGGCGTTATCCGAAGAGGCCGAAGAATGGCTTCCGGCAGTGCCTGAACTGCGCAGAGGTTAACCCCCAGATAAACTTTTGGTGTTAACTGTACACCCTGTGCACAAAATAGAATAATCATATGATATTAAAGGTAAAAATAAGGTGTATAGTTATCTTTTAACTGTGCACTAACTATACACCCTATACATCGGTTATTTATCGTCAGGGTGAACAGTCGTGCACAGTTGGTGTATATCATATACACCGCCACAAACTCAGGCAGGACAAGGCATTCAGAGGTAAATGCACAGGGTATACAGTTGAGAGGGACAAAAAGATTTTCAGGGGGGTATCTTCTGGCAGGCAAATAAAAGCCGGATGAATCTAAGAAGATAAATTTAGTACATCAATTTGTTTTTTTATTAGGGTACTATCTGAAATTTAAATTAGGTAATTATCTGATTTTATTTAAGAAGAGAGGTTAATCACAATTTTGCGGGTGTGCTTTTATCCACGCTGGAATAGATAAATATTGCTGTTATATCCTGTTTAATTGATGCTATATGGAAATCGTGACACAAATCACTTTATTGTTACATGCCTTAATAGTAATTAATGAAATTATTCATGACGAATATTATGGAGAATTGAGGAATGACACATAAGAAATATAATTCCACTTGGGATGGCTATATGGGGGATGTTTTAAGGGGGAATGTGGGAATTAATCAGCTAAAGCCTCAACATGAATTTTTTGATGCTATTGGTTTAGAAAAAGTATTGAGGGATAATACCCAGTATCACTTTGTTCTCACATTATCAGAAGCTCAAAGCATTATTGAGGATATTAGTCCTCGCCGTCCACAAAGTCCAAATCATGGAGAAGCATTTGCAAGAGGTATGAACGAAAAACACCTAAATTATGAAGAAGCATTTGCAAGAGGTACGGACGCAGGATACAAGAAAAAAAATCCTATAGCGCGTGTATTTTCTGTCACTGATCCCATATCTACTTATGCAGGAAATATCTATGATTCACGTGGATTCCATGATGTTGTTCGAGAATTTAAGAGCTTAGGCATTAAAGCGGCAGAACATGTAGGAAAAAATGGGGAAAAGTATATTCACATATCAGGGCATGCAGGTCTTCGGAGTCGTATCATGGGGACACGATATCGTGCCAAAAATCCCCAAATGCTTGGAATGGGAATAGGGCAGCAGGGTCTTAATGCAAGCGTTGTTCAAGGAGTTAGATTCTCCATCATTTTTTCTATTGGATATCGAGTAATAGAAAGTATTTTTAAGGATGAATATACGCTAGCCGATTTTCTTGGAAATGTAACCATGGATATGGCTAAAACTGCTATTATAGCGACAGCCTCTTGGGCTGTCGGTTCAGCTTTAATTGCTACAGCCGCTTTAGGTGGCAGTATAATTGCTGTTGCGGGAATAGTTCTACTTGCTGGTTTTGCAGTGGCTTATATTTTAGATGCTCTTGATAAGCAATATGGGATAAGTGAAAAATTAATAGCACTCATAAAAGAAGAAATGAAGAGAAAACCAAGAACACCGGAAGCGGATTTACAGCATTTTTTTAATGAATTAGGAAGGATTAGGTGAATAGTAAATACCTTAAAGCATTAGGTGTGCTAATATTATTATTGTTAATGACATTTATAGTTGCTTTCATTATTGGCGATGCTGTTTCATTAATATTAATGAAAGATGAAATAAGATTTTCTGCCACTGTTGTCATGGTTGTTATGTCTTCACCTCTATTATTATATTCGTTATCAGGCTCTGTTTTTTTCTTTATCTTTGATAGATTACCTAAATTTAACAAGTTAGTTGTTAAATATCTTAGTAGGTTGATGATTGCATCATTTATAATTGGTTTTCCTATCTCTTTTTATGTTGATTATAAGTTAAAAAGCGATGGTTATCTGACATGCGATAAATTATCGTGGATGTCACCAACCACCTATGTAAAAGATTTATCACTGTGTAAATGAAAGATTTTGTAAATGTTTCGTCCTCATGTTTTCGCAAGTTTAGCCTCTGAATTTCAGGGGCTTTTTTATCATTTTTCATGATGCTAAATAGTGTTTTAAGCAGAATAACCAACCGTAAAACACCATGAAAAAGCTACTCGAATTACGCCAACAAAAGGCTTCCCTTACCGAACAAATGCGTTCACTGCTCACCAACGCTGAAAACGAAAAGCGTTCACTCAATGCCGATGAAGCCAAATAGTTCGATGAGCTGCGCAGCCAGTCCGACACGCTGAATACTGAAATTGCCCGTTATGAAGCATTGGCTGATGAAGAACGCAGTCAGGTAAAGGCACAACCGACCAGCAAAAAACTCAGCAATGATGAACTGCGCCACTATGTTCTGACTGGCGAGGCTCGTTCCTTATCTATGGGCGTTCCGTCAGACGGTGGCTATACCTTTATCCCTGAGCTGAACAAACAGATCATGAAGCAACTGACAGATGAGTCAGTCATGCGCCGTATCTGTACGGTAAAAACCACACGTAGCAACGAATACAAACAGCTTGTTTTGGTCGGTGGCGCAGCCGTGGCACACGGGGAAGAAGGCAAGTCACGCCATGAAACCACAACGCCGAAAATGGAAGAAGTCAGCATTAAACTGTTTCCCATTTACGCCTACCCCAAGACAACCCAAGAGATTATCGATTTTAGCGATGTGGATATCTTAGGTTGGCTGACTTCTGAAATTGCCGACACATTCGTTGATACCGAAGAAACGGGTCTCGTGAGCGGTGACGGCAGCAAGAAAGCAAAAGGCTTTCTGTCTTATCCCCGTGATACCCAAGCCGACAAGATTCGTGCATTTGGCACATTGCAAAAACTGGAAGTGGCCGAACTTTCAGCGGATAACCTGATTGACCTGAAATTCTTACTCAAAAATAAATACCGTAAAAATGCCGTCTGGGTGATGAACTCCAGCACAGCCGCTCAGGTACAGAAGCTGAAAAACGGCAATGGTGATTATATCTGGCGGGAACGTTTACAGGCGGGTGATCCCGATATGCTGCTGGGCTTGCCTGTCCATTACCTCGAATTTATGCCAGAGGGTGTGATCGGTCTGGGTGATTTCAAGCGCGGCTATTTCATTGTTGACCATGAAACGGGCATTCGTACCCGTCCTGACAATATCACCGAGCCGGGATGTTATAAGGTACATACCGATAAATATCTGGGCGGCGGGCTGGTGGATCCCAACGCAATTAAGGTACTGGAAGTGAAAGCACCCGGCAACTAAGCAGAAGGGGTATCGCGCCCCTTTCCAAGCCTTGGAGTCCATCAATGAAGAATGATTTTGAAATCCGCACCGCTTCACTGTCTGCCAGCAATAAGACGCTGACAGGTTATGTGATTAAGTGGAACAGCCGATCCCATGTGTTGTGTGATGAATTTGTCGAACAATTTGCCCCGAATGCGTTTAACGCCAGCTTAGCGGCAGGGGCTGATATCAGGGCATTGTACGAGCATGACCCGATGAACCTGTTAGGCCGTACCACGTCCGGCACATTGCAACTTGTTGAAGATGCCATCGGATTACGCTTCGAACTAACCCCACCAGATACGCAATTAGGGCACGATGTATTAACACTGGTTGAACGCGGGGATATACAAGGCATGTCCTTTGGTTTTCGTGCCATTAAAGATCAGTGGGATACAGACCAAACACCTTATATCAGAACCGTATTGGAGGCTGAATTACGGGAAATCACCATAACCAGCTTACCTGCCTATCCTGAAAGTGGCGTAGAGATTGCTAGGCGTTCACTGAATGCCGCTAAGCCCTGTCATGTGGATTTGCGTCATTACTGGTTGCAACTGTCCGAGGTGTAACCATGTGGCCTTTTACGCGAAAAACGCCTGAAACCCGCAGCATGGGTATTGATGAGTTTCTTTCACTGGCAGGCATGGCTAATACCAAATCAGGCGAACATGTTTCTCCGTCTACGGCAGAAGGGTTACCCGCTGTGATGAACGCCGTTACCGTCATTAGTGAAGCGGTGGCCTCCATGCCTTGCTACCTCTATCGGGTTCAACACCAGAACGGCAAAGAAACCCGCGAATGGTTGAGTGATCACCCCGTTGATTATTTACTCAATGAGTGCCCGAATGACTGCCAGACGCCGTACCAGTTCAAAAGAACCCTGATGCGTCATTGCCTGCTGAATGGCAATGCGTATGCGGTGATTGTTTGGGGGCGGGATGGGCAGCCGCAATCCTTACATCCTTACCTGCCATCAGCAGTCGTACCACAACGATTATCCGATCATCGGTTCGCGTATACCATCACCGAGCCTTATAGCGGTAAGGTTAAAACCTATTTACAGGAAGAAGTGTTACATTTGCGCTATGCCACCGAAGATGGCTTTTTGGGGCGTTCTCCCGTCACGGTTTGCCGTGAAACACTGAGCTTAGGTCTGGCACAACAGCGCCACGGCGCAAGCATTATGAAAGACGGCATGATGGCGGCGGGAGTAATTAAAGCCGCTGACTGGCTGGATGGGATAAAGGGAAGTAAAGCACTGGAAGCCCTCGAACGCTACAAGGGTGCTCGCAACGCTGGGAAAACGCCGATCCTTGAAGGTGGGATGGAATACCAACAATTAGGCATGAGTAACCAAGATGCAGAATGGCTGGCCTCCCGCCGTTTCACCATTGACGATATCGCCCGTATGTTCAATGTCAGCCCGATCTTTCTGCAAGAATATTCGAACAGCACCTACAGCAATTTCAGCGAAGCCTCACGCGCTTTTCTGACCATCACTATGCGCCCGTGGCTCGCCAATTTTGAGCAGCAAATCAAAGCGGCCTTACTAATGACTTCGGCAAAGCGGGGTGTTCGTTATCAAGTCGAATTTGACACTGCCGACTTACTGCGTGCCAATCCGAAAGAACGTTTCCAGAGCTATGAGACGGCGATTAAATCCGGTGTCATGTCACCGAATGAAGCCCGCGAACGTGAGGGATTATCGCCGCGTGACGGTGGCGATGAATTCAGTCAGGCATGGAAGCAAACGGTCGAAGTGAAAGAAACAGCGGAGGCCAAGGAATGAGAGCAGGCAGATTACGACATCGGATCACCATTCGAAAGAATGAAATCATTCGTGATGAGCTGGGTTCTGAGTTCTACAAGTGGATTGATGTTGCTACCGTCTGGGCAGAGGTGAAAGCTATTAGCGGACACGAGAAGTTGGCCTCCGGTGCTATTTTCGCCGAAGCCACAATGCGTATTTGGCTGCGTTACCGTGATGATATTACGACAGCTAATAATATTACCTATCATGGCGCAAATACCAGAGGAACGGCATTCGACATTGTAGCGGTTATCCCCGATCCCAAACATACTCGTTTGGAGCTGCTTTGTAAGGGAGGTGTTTTCCGATGAGCCAGATTGCAATTCCCCTGAGTGAAATCAGGCAACATTGTCGATTGGATGAAAGCGATACCCTTGATGATGCGTTATTAATGGCTTATGCCGAAGCCGCACTGGAGGTCTGCCAGCAACATATCGGCAAGCGGTTTGATAATGGCTTGGCTTTCACACCAGCAATCAAGGTGGGTTGTCTGCTTTATATCGGCTTGCTGTATGAAAATCGGGAAATGGCAACAGACATTGCTCTTAAAGAAGTCCCGTTCACCATTAAATCACTGTGGTCTATCTATCGTGATGTGGGTGTCTACTGATGCCGTGGCAACCCTTAAAACGCTGTAGCTATCCGAACTGCCGTGAGCGGGTGAAATCAGGGCGATATGCGAGCAACACCTGCGGGAGGCCAGACGAGCGCAGGATAAGCAACGCGGCACCCGCACCCAGCGCAGCTACAGCAATCGATGGGGACGCTATCGGCTGCACTACCTGAAAGCTAACCCGTTATGTGTTCATTGCTTACCGCAGGGTATTTACACACCTGCCATCATTGTGGATCACATCATCCCGATACAGGGTGATACTGATGTGCTGTTCTGGTCTGCATCGAACCATCAGGCATTATGCCAGACCTGCCATAACCGCAAGACCGTACAGACCGACCCCATCATCAAAGCGAAGCGCAAACAAGGGATCTATCGGCAACAGGAAATCGAAGCGGCAAAGTATCGTGACTTTTTTAACAAAAGAATAATCACTCACTGAAATAACGGGGTGGGGGTATCAAAATGACAAATGTCCCTCTCAGCGGAACCGCCCCCCTCCTTCAATTTTTACGCACGGCAGTTTTTTTGAAAATAAAACAACAAGGAAAAAAATCATGGCAAGAGCGCCAAAACCGCCAACTTACCTTAATGATATTGCCGCCAGTCAGTGGAAGGCCAAAGGTAAAATTTTAAGTGAGCGGGAAGACCTGAACGCCGCTGATTGGAACAATTTAGAGCTGTATTGTGTGAACTATTCTATTTACCGAAAAGCCGTGGCAGACCTTGATATACGGGGCTTTAGTATTATAAACAGTCAGGGCAGCGAGAGCAGAAACCCGTCATTGAGTGCCAAAGCGGATGCCGAAAAAATCATGATAAAAATGTCGTCATTACTGGGTTTTGACCCCGTATCACGGCGTAAAAATCCGGTGGAAACTGAGGAAGAAGACGAGCTGGATCGCCTATGAACGCATGGGAACAGTACGCATTTGATATCGAAAATGGCAAAATTCCGGCCTGTAAACGGGTAAAACAGGCCGTGAAACGCTACTATAACGACCTGAATAACCCACTTTATGTGTTTGATTCTGAGGTTGTGGCGCGTTTTATTGCCTTTTCCCGTGTCTGTCCCCATGTCAAAGGCCACCTGCGCAGCAAACCCATCATGCTTGAGCCGTGGCAACAGTTCGCCTTTGCTAACCTGTTTGGTTTTAAGGTGAAGGCAACCGGACGCCGAAAATACCGCAGTGCTTACATTCAAGTGCCGCGCAAAAATGCCAAATCCACCGTTGCCGCAATACTGGTAAACTGGTTCTTGGTGATGGAACAAGGGCAGCAGGATATTTACACCGCCGCCGTGAGTCGGGATCAGGCGCGTATTGTGTTTGATGATGCCCGCCAGATGAGTTTGTTATCAAAACCCTTGAAAAAACGGGTGACTATTCAGCAACACAAAGTCACCTACCCAAAGAGTAATAGTCTGTTAAAACCGCTGGCTGCCAAAGCCGCCACCATTGAAGGGACAAACCCCAGTCTGGCAATTGTTGATGAATATCACTTACACCCTGATAACGCCGTGTACTCTGCCCTTGAGCTGGGAATGGGTGCCCGCCCTGAAGGTATCCTGTTTGCCATCACCACGGCGGGCAGTAACGTTATTTCGGCCTGTAAACAGCATTATGATTATTGCTGTCAGATACTGGATGGCGAAGAACAAAACGAATCCCTGTTTGCCTTGATTTACGAACTGGATGACGAAAAAGAGATTGATGATGAAACCCTTTGGATAAAAGCTAACCCTAATCTAAATGTGTCAGTAGACAGTGCCGCTTTGCATGACACTATCCAGAAAGCGCGGGGCATTCCCTCCCAATGGACGGAAATGCTAACCAAACGTTTTAATATCTGGTGTCAGGGTGAAACGCCGTGGATGGGCGTAGGGGCATGGAAAGCCTGCCAGCAAGATTATGATGAAAACGATCTCATAGGGCTGGAGTGTTACGCTGGGCTGGATTTATCTTCAACGGGCGATATCACCAGCATTTGTTACACGTTCCCCGTGGATAATGAACTGTTATTACTGACCCGTCATTACCTACCCGAAGCACAGTTACAGAACCCGGCCAATAAGAACCGGGCTATTTATCGCCAATGGGCGCAAGCAGGCTGGATACGCACCACCACAGGCGACTGCATTGATTATGACCGTATCCGTGATGATATTCTTAACGACAGCCAGCACTTTGATATCAAGCTGGTGGGTTTTGATACATGGAACGCCACGCACCTTAGAACACAATTACAAGGCGCGGGGCTGGATGTTGAGCCGTTCCCGCAAACCTATATGCGCTTTAGTCCGGTGGCGAAATCGGCTGAGGTGTTCGTGAATCGTAAAGTTATCCGTCACAACGGCGATCCGGTGCTCGCGTGGGCAATGTCTAATGTGGTGATGGAAACCGACGCGAACGCCAATATCAAACCGAATAAGAAGAAATCGGCGAACAAAATCGACCCTGCAATAGCGTTCCTAATGAGTTTTGGCACATGGCAGATTGAGCATGAACAGTTTGCGTTTAGCTTAAGTGAAGAGCAGAAACAACGATTAAATAACTTTGACGGAATTTAGCTAATTAATTGATTTTCATTAACTACCTGTCAGGACGGAGAACAATAAAATCAAGGTGTTAAAAGGTGAGGAATCTCACCTTTATTCCACCAAGTTTTATCAGTCATCAGATATATTTTATTAATTCTTCACGTGTCATTTTATGTCATCCTGCCACCAAAACATGCAACCTATCAAATATTAGTCACTCCGTACTCTCCAATATTGATGAACCCATTTTATTGATGTTCACAGGCGGAGAAGTATCCCACCGCCTTCATGTTATTTAGCAATGTGTATTGTTGATTAAATGAGGGAATTACTATGCAAGATAAGAAGCCTGATGCACCCGTTTCAGAAGATAGCAAACTTGCTATTGTTGCAACGCCAGAATATGTCAACGAAAAAATTGAAGAACATGCCAAGAGCCGAAACCACCCGAATGCAACACTGCAAGATAAGGGATTTGTTGTCCTGAGTAATGATGTCGGTAGTGGTAGCGAAACTATGGCAGCAACACCAAAGGCAGTAAAAACGGCATATGACCTAGCCAATGCCGCAAACAATAATGCCAGTGACCGAGTTCCAATTGGGCGTAAAGTTAATGGTTATACCCTGTCCACCGATATCACCCTGAAAGCAGAGGATATCGGAGCCTATACAAAAGCAGAAACCGATGCTCATATTGGCGAAGTTAACGCATTAGCAGCTACCGCAAATCAGAATGCAATCAATGCCAATACCAATGCCGAAAATAGGCTGTCTAAAGTTCAGAATGGGGCAGATATTCCTGATAAGTTGGCATTCGTGAATAATATCGGATTGGGAGATGCAGCTATTCAGCATCAAGTCCCAAATTTTGCTAGTGTGATGGTTACAGGTAGTGAATGGCGTAACTTTCTCATCCGTCATGATAGTGGATTAGATGTTAACTTTGGCTCACACGGTGACACAGGATATGTAGTTTTACAACCACTAAACCCAGAAACAGGAAAACGGGATACAGTTTCTAATTTTGTATTTGAAAAAGGTGTTGACGGTAATGTTTTGGCGTTGGGATATAACGGTAATGTCACCATTGGCCATGATGGTAATCTAAAACCGAGATCCCCTACTATTCAAATTTACTCGTCCGGTATTTTTACTACTAACGCTCAGTCAGAAGGCGCTATTGTTGAACGTTTATCAAAGGGTACTTATCTCATCAAAGAGGTTATGGGATTCAGTAATGATGGAACAATAGGAAGTATTGAAATCCCACGGTGTCAAAATGATCTCCCATTAATTTGGATTGATCACGAAGTTCTACCTAATGGCTCCATCAAATTAATGACATACCACCGCGAACATTCAGACGCGCCTATTTTCGCTAGAAATGTAAGGGAAGGTTATGCAGATGGTGATTTGATTGATATCCCCGAAGGCAGATTTGTTTCCGTTCGAGTGCAAATGTCTTCCGCTAAAGGTTAATAATCATAGGATTAATTTTCCTGTGGATTGTTGTCGCTGATTCCAAATTGGATCTTCCTGCATGGACACGGACGTCAAACAACAAAGTGTATTAGCCTACATCCTACATATAGTTAGTACCTCCGGTGAGCTTTGGTATTCCCTTTAGTGAACAGCAGCAGCGGCCTATAGCACTCAATGATATATAACACAAAAAATTAAGCTGTTTTACTAGATTACTTATTGAATTTGATAAACCAATTCATTAAAGTAGCCCCGCCATTGGCAAAATCCGATGGTAAGGTTTCGCAGCCTTGTAATGAACTATCCACTGGTAGGATGTCTCTACCAGTGCGTCTGCTATCACCCTTTCAATGGTGGTTCAGGCAGGGGAGGCTTCGGCCTCGCCGGTTGATAGTTCCCGGTACTGCGAACCCTGTTTGAATCACCACCATCAATTTTATTAATTAATGAAAGGGATAGCGGGAATGATTGGTATAAAACAAGATTGGCATCAAGCCGATATTATTGCAGCATTACGTAAACGTGGCACGACCTTAGCGGCTATTTCTCGTGAAGCAGGACTCAGTTCATCAACATTAGCGAATACACTTTCTCGTCCGTGGCCTAAAGGTGAATGGATTATCGCTAACTATCTCGAAATACATCCCTCTGAAATCTGGCCTAGCCGTTATTTTGATTCTCATACCGGAGAATTATTAGAACGGAAAGTTCGCGATAAATCAGCAAAATAATTATTCTAAAATCAAAAAAGACATCAGGGAAATAGTCACCTCATTTTGTTACTTGCAGTACGTTATTGGATTTGATGAGGTGCTACTATCAATTAGCCATTACCTCAACCCTTGTAGCCTCCGCCGTAATTCATCGTAATTTTGAATTGATACAAAAAATATTTTTATATCAATGATATAACTCAGCGAGTAAGATCGAAGTGTTGAATGTACTGAGCTAACTTTTATGGGAGGACATTAGAGCATAAAGGGATAACCCCAAAAGGGTAATAAAATAATGTGGGGGTACAACTGGGGGTATATTAACTTTTCAATGAAAATAATTTGTTTAATATTAAATGGTTATATATTTAATATTGCTCCCTCCTCTCGTCTACTTTTTCCAGTAAAATCAACAAATAATAACAACTCTAAGTCTCCTAATATCTCTTAACATCTCCTGAGAGCGACATGAAATTGTGTATAGTTTTTCCTATACACATCTTCCTATACACATGGGTGAAATGATGAAGCTAACAGACGTGGCAATTAAAAGAGCCAAGCCGGAAGCAAAGTCATATACGCTGTCTGATGGAAATGGACTTTGTTTATTAGTAGAGCCATTGGCGATTCCGTTATTGTTTTGAAGGCAAGCAGAAGATGATTTCCTTAGGGACTTATCCAGAGGTGCCTTTAGCTGAAGCCAGAAGAAAAACAGCAGAGCATCGATCAAAGGCTGCTGCTGGCATTAACCCTTCCGAAGATAGAAAAAGACAGAAACGAGAAAGTATTATCATGTCAGAAAATACTTTTGAGAAAATTACCCGTGAATGGTATGAAAAGCGCAAGAGTAGATGGTCAGTAGGTTATCGCATGGACATGATGAGTGCTTTGAAAATGGAGTATTTTCTTAACCCGTTTTATCTAAATTCTTATTTAGCCTAATTAGCTTATCCGACATATACATTACCCCTCTCTGATATCCATCATTCTATTTAACTTGAAACTAATCCAATAGCGGAAATAGTTCAGTAGTTCGACAATATCGAATACCTCCTATTAACGAAAGTCTTGTTTACTCTGGTAGAAGGCATTAGTTGAATGGAGAGCGAGAACAAGCCACCGTATTCTGAGGTGACGCTTGAAAAAGCCTACGGGATGTTATGAAAAACTATCACAAACTGGCTCAGTGTAGGCTGGGTATCTACGGCTAAAATGGTGGAATCCTCGGTCATGGGGTTCTGGATATTGGGTGAAGAAAGAATGAAATTCAACAACCGATACTTCACCCTTGGAGATTTTTCTGTTGCCGCGGGTCTGCTTTGGTTCTATTACAGTGAGTATCAGCAAAAAACCAAAGATTATGATGGCCTGAATAGTAAATACCAAACACAGGTCATCACAATTAAAGACCAGCACGAACGCACTTTCAGAAATAGATACCACCCGCTTACAGGAACTAACCAATGCCAAATCTAA